AGTCGCCGTGCTTAAGGCTGGCGCGTATGACTCGGTAAGCGTCGGCGCGAACCCAGTTCAGTTCAAGTACGACAAAGGCGGAGTGATGGTTGTGTCAAAAGCACAGCTCATTGAACTCTCCCTCGTTGCTGTTCCGGCATTTGCTGAAGCAGTAATAACAGAAATCGCAGCCTCGGCCGATCCTGAGGAAAGCGAAGAAGAAGAAGAAACCCTAGACACCCCTGAGGAGGAAACAGTGTCAGAAGCAATCAAGGCCGAGTCAGCAGAGTCGGCAACAATCCCCACAAGCCCAATCGTTTACGCAACAGCGCGACAGAACTTCTCGTTGCCATCGGCAGCCGAATATATGTGCAAGTTCGTTGCTGGCGGTAGCGAGTTCGCAGAGTTCAACTCTCGTATCGTTGCAGCTGCACCTAACGTAGTTACGACCGACCTGCCAGGCATCTTGCCAGTTCCCATCGTGCAACCGATCTACAACAACTTTGTCGCTAACTATCGTCCTCTCATCACAGCGATGGGCGTTCGCCAAATGCCACAGAGCGGAAAAGTTTTCATCCGTCCAAAAGTCACCACAAACACAACCATCGGTGCAAGCAACGGAGAACTCGTAGCACTTGATCAGGGAACTTTCGTAGTTGACGACATTCAAATCACTAAAGCGCTCTACGGCGGTTTCGTAAAACTGTCAGAAGAAAGCCTCGACATGACTTCACCTGAAGTACTCGGAGCATTGCTGGATGACATGGCTCGCGTTTACGCAAACGCTACCGACGTCGCAGCTTGTGCAACTTTCGCTGCAGGAGTCACCCAGACCGAAACACTCACCGACATCACCGATCCTGCAGACTGGGTTGCTTTCATCTACAACTCAGCAGAGCAGATCTTGAACAACTCGAACGGCAACCTCCCGAACGTCCTTGTAACGAACCCTGCCTATTACGCAGCGCTTGGAGCATTGACAGACAACTCAGGTCGCCCATTGTTCCCGAACGTCGGCCCACAAAACGCACTCGGTACAACAGCAGCTTCAAACTTTAACGGCAACGCTTTCGGCTTGAACCTTGTAGTCGATCGCAACCTCACCGCTGCAGGCGTTTCAAACCTTTACGTCGGCGACTCAACTGGCTTCGAGTGCTGGGAACAACAGCGCGGAGCCGTATCTGTTGACCTTGCAGACGGCGCACTCGGTCGTGTCATCAAGTTCCGTGGCTACTTCAGCGCGATCATGATGGACGCTACTAAGTTCGTTCGCAAAGCCTAAACCCTTAGCACCACCGAGAAAGTTTGCACCATGGCAGTATTCGCAGTCACTCACCACCAGCGACTAAACGACTACGCCGTGGTGCAGACTCTCGAGGACACGGACATCGGCATCGGTCAGAGCATCATTCTTGCAGGCTTAGGCCACGGCTTGAACGGCACTCATACGGTCTATGCAGTCAACCCTTATTATTTCGAAGGCGTTGATGACGAAGGCGACCTGCTATTCGATTACGACGTTTACATCGGTAATCAGATTATTTTTTACGATGCTGGAACAGATCTGGAACGTAGTGCAGCGATCCCGACTGGGACGCTCACCTGGACTCAGACCTGCACATGGATCGTTGCGAACGACGTTCTCGCCTGGCTTGGAATAAGTGTCGCCACCGCAAACGACACAGCCTTCGTTGGCTCATGCACGGATGCAGCTAACGCGTTCGCGTTTCGGCGACGGAAGGAAGCAGGTTATTTTGACTCGCTCACTACCGTCCCAGGCGCGGACGTCAAACTCGGGACAACAATGCTCGCTGGAGCTCTTTATCGAGAGCGCGGAAGCGTTGACTCTTTCGCCAGTTTTGAAGCAATGAACATTCCAGGATCTGTCGGCTCGATGGGACAAATCAATCGTCTCCTCGGCGTCAATCGGAGCCAAGTCGCATGAGTGCCTCAGGCATCTTCGCAAGCGCCCAGAGCACCCTTGTAGCCTCGCTCACGGGACTCGGGCTGGCAGTTGTCACCGATGCGCGCAACGCTAGACCGATGACAGTATTTGTCGAGCCACCCACCTTCACCTGCTTTAACAGCAACATCGCCGAAATTACTTTCGGAGTAAGGATCCTTGCAGCGCCCCCAGGCAACAGCGACGCATCGGATTACCTCATCACCACAGCCGACACGATCATGAACAGCGCGATCTCCCTCATTTCGGGAAGTCCTTCTGTCACGACAATCGGATCACAAGATATCCCCTCATACGATCTAGTCGTTCGTGTGGGAACCTCAAGAAACCCATAGGAGAAAATCATGGCAACAACCACTTACCTATCCCAGCCATCAGAGCTAAAACTTGCGACCGTTGATCTAACAGATCAGGCCTCGAGCATCAGCTTTACTCTCGGCAATAACCCATTAACGAGCACCGCTTTCGGAGACCTTGGCGAACGCATGGTGCCAGGATTACAGACCGTGGAAGGCAGTCTTACCCTTTACGCTTCATACGGAGCTGCAGAAGTTGAAGCAACTCTCATGGCCCAAGTCGGACTCGGCACGACCACTATTGTCGTCAAGAAGGAGGCTGGCGCAATTAGTGCAAGTAATCCAGAATGGACGATAAGTAACACCATGATCGCAAACGTGCCGTACACCTATACCGTCGGGGAGCTTCAAGTATTCGAAATCAGCTTCTCGGGAGGCACCTGGGTACGCGACATCACCCCCTAAACCAATTCCCTACCGTGCAAAGGAAACCCCATGAAACTATCCATCAAGATCAACACAGGAGAAGAAGATTACGTTGTCGAAACTAATCTCTTTCATCTTGTGCAGCTCGAGCGGAAATACAAAGTCAAAGCGTCCGACCTGGCTAACGGTATCTCGATAGAGATGCTTGGCTACCTCGCCCACGAAGCAGCCAAACAGCAAGGACATAATCCCCCAGTCGTTTTGGATGACTTCCTTAAAAAGTTAGTCAACCTTGAAGTACTGGAAACAGAGTCAGCAAACCCCACACAAGGGGATCAGTAGGGCGCAGTCTCGCCGAGTTACTTGTCGAGACTGGCTACTGGCCCCCATCAATCGAGTTCACTTACACAGATCTAAATACTGTGATAGATGTACTGAATAGACGCCGAAAGGATTAACGATGATCGAAATGAAATCAGAGATCAAAGGCGCGAAGCAGGCAATTATCTCGTTACGGAAAATAGATCCTGAGTATCGCAAAGACTTTAATCGTGAAGCCAAGAACATCGCAGCGCCACTCGTGAGCGCAGCTAAAGCGGCTTACCCAGATATGCCTCTTTCGGGGATGAAAAATAAGTGGATAGATAAGCAGGGGAGAGAGTTGCTTCCTTGGTCAGTTAATAAAGTCCGCGCTGGCGTGAAACTTAAAACCGCTACTCGTAAAAGCGCGTCGAGCGTGCTTTACATAACACAGAGCACCCCTACCGGCGCAATTTTTGAGGTAGCAGGCTTGGCTAACCCAGGCGCAAACTTCAACAGAAACCTCAGAAGCAAAAACTCTCGAGTCCTCTGGCCTACGGCAGACAAGTATCTTCCAGATGTAACTAGCGGACTTGTCAAACTGGTTGAGGACGTCATGGACAAAGTTGAGAAGGAAATGCGCTAATGGCTATCAACATCCCTATTATTACCGACTTCAACGGCAAAGGCATCGACCTCGCTAACTCAGCGATTGGAGGCTTCGGCGGTTCAGCGACGAAAGTATTTAAGAACGTCGCCAAGTTCGCAGCCATCGGCGGTGCAGCTATAGCAGCAGGTCTTGGCGCGTCAGTTAAAGCAGCTGCAGAAGATGCTCAAGGGCAAGCCGTCCTAGCTAAGACTCTCAAGAACTCATCAAACTCCACCGACGATCAGATCTCTTCCATCGAGGATCTCATCTCTTCGATGACTTTGGCTACTGGCGTTGCGGACGACGATCTTAGAAGCGGACTTGGCACACTCGTTAGAGCGACAGGAAACTCGACCAAAGCCTTTGACCTGCTCAAAAGCGCCATGGATATCAGTGCAGCGACAGGTAAGCCTCTCGAGGCAACTACTTCCGCATTAGCAAAAGGCTACCTAGGCCAGATGGGCGCGCTAAAGAAGCTCGGCGTCCCACTCGATGCAAGCATCATCAAGTCCAAGGACTTCGCTGCAGCAATGGACGCAGTTAACGAAAACTTTGGAGGAAGCCAGGAAGCGCTTTCTAATAGCGCGGTCGGACGCTTTGACAGATTGAAGAACGCTTTTGGTGAGGCATCCGAAACACTCGGCACAGCACTCCTCCCAGCGTTTGAAAAGATCGTCGGCTTTGCCACAAATGTTTTGATCCCAGCCTTTGAAAAAGTTTCCGCAGTCTTCGACAAAGAAGGTCTCGGCGGAGTTCTCAAGTTGCTCGGCGACCGACTCAAGGAAGGCATCCCGATCGCATTGGAAGCGCTCAAAAACCTGCTAGTCAAAATGGGGAACTGGATCATCAACGACGGTCTCCCATTGCTTTCCGAGAAGCTAGGGATCCTCAAAGAAAAATTGACAGCATGGATTAAAGAGTCAGGGCCAGAAGCCCTCACGGCTCTTGGCGCTTTCATCGGCGACATGATCAAATGGATCATTAACGACGGCATACCGCTGTTGATTAAAGCCACAGCAAAACTTTCAGTTGCCCTGCTCAAATGGCTTGTCGATATCGGGCCCGATCTAATCAAAGGACTCGCAGGTTTCGCCCTTGAGTTAGCAAGATCTCTCGTGACTGCCGTTCTAGGCGCTTTCTCAGATCTCGGCAAGTTCGGTCTAGAACTCGGCAAAGCATTCGCAAACGGCATCATCTCAGTCGTCAACACTCAGATCATAGATCGGATCAACAGGCTGCTCGAGTTGACTATTGATCCTCCAGGCCCAGGGCCAAAATTGACGATCAACCCTCCCGACATACCTCGGATCCCAATGCTTGCCGAG